TTATTGATAGTGTTTTATGTTCAGATAATGCCCGATGACTTTGTCATGCAGCTCCACCGATTTTGAGAACGACAGCGACTTCCGTCCCAGCCGTGCCAGGTGCTGCCTCAGATTCAGGTTATGCCGCTCAATTCGCTGCGTATATCGCTTGCTGATTACGTGCAGCTTTCCCTTCAGGCGGGATTCATACAGCGGCCAGCCATCCGTCATCCATATCACCACGTCAAAGGGTGACAGCAGGCTCATAAGACGCCCCAGCGTCGCCATAGTGCGTTCACCGAATACGTGCGCAACAACCGTCTTCCGGAGACTGTCATACGCGTAAAACAGCCAGCGCTGGCGCGATTTAGCCCCGACATAGCCCCACTGTTCGTCCATTTCCGCGCAGACGATGACGTCACTGCCCGGCTGTATGCGCGAGGTTACCGACTGCGGCCTGAGTTTTTTAAGTGACGTAAAATCGTGTTGAGGCCAACGCCCATAATGCGTGCAGTTGCCCGGCATCCAACGCCATTCATGGCCATATCAATGATTTTCTGGTGCGTACCGGGTTGAGAAGAGGTGTAAGTGAACTGCAGTTGCCATGTTTTACGGCAGTGAGAGCAGAGATAGCGCTGATGTCCGGCAGTGCTTTTGCCGTTACGCACCACCCCGTCAGTAGCTGAACAGGAGGGACAGCTGATAGAAACAGAAGCCACTGGAGCACCTCAAAAACACCATCATACACTAAATCAGTAAGTTGGCAGCATCACCTCATTCGTCTGTTCCTTAAATCTTCCAGGAAATTTCTGCATTGCCGTCAGCATCACCGGCACCTGTGAATTCAGCGTTGGTCAGCACCACGTTTTTGCCACTGACTGACGTGGACATGAATCCACCCAGCGGCACTTTGATGGATTCATCAGTGGAGACGACAACGTATACCGGATCGCCTTTTTTGATAGTGCTGGCATCAAAATCAGAACCGAGATTAACGGTCACGTAGCCACGCTTCATGGCGTCGCCCGGGAAGTTCTTGCCTGTTCCCACCTGGCGAACCATGTCCGGCTGCGACGTGGTCGGATAAGGGCGCACGTAGATCCCCTTCACCTTGTCTGCGGTATCACCATCTGCCAGCGGCACGAAAAAACCGTCATCATCGTATTTACCAGCCAGGCCATAGGCAGCGAAGGCGTTATCGGATTTAAGGACCACCGGTTCGACGGTTAAGTCCTGCGGGCGAGAGACAGCCCCGGCAATGCCAACAGGCATCCGGTACAGAAATACATTATTCATTTTTTACCCTTTACGGTTTGCCCAGAATTCAGCGTTTTGTTTGTTCAGGGAAGCGATACTGGTCATGCCCATGTTTAGGCGCTGTGCATCGCCGGTGGTGGCGCGGGTGTTTCGCCCTTTGGCAACCTCAGACACGGCATTAAACGCCATGTCGACCGATTGTTTCGGTAATTTGCGGATATCCGCATCACCGACTATCTGGCGAACCAGCGTTTTGTCAGCAGAAGCCAGAACCTCGCGTTTGAACGCGGTCGGTTTCATCTTACGGCTCAGATCGATACCCGGAACGATAACTTCGGCACGCCAGGCTGAGTCACCAGTAATCGTGGTTTCCTCTTCATCGTCCTCGCCGTCACCGGTCGGATTATCGTCAGGCTTATTATCGTTATCGCCCGTGGCATTTCTTTCCAGCTTAGCCAGCAGGGCTTTCAGTAATGTTTTGAGGTCATCATCACTGTCGCCGGTTGGATCTCCGCCCATCTCTGGTGCTTTGTCCGGTAGTGGTTGCTGCGGGGACAGGTTGATGTTGAGATTAACGCCCTGCGGCAAATCCCCCTCATCTCCTGTAACCGATGCGGGAGCCGACTCCACCAGTTCGTTCATGGTGTCGGCATCTCCTGTCTTGATGGCCGCACGCATGCGGTTCCACCAGTTTTTCTTTTGATTTGCCATTGTGTCTCTGTCTCCAATTGCACAACGATTTCCGGCTCTGCCTTTAGGGACAAGAGCCACATGGTTTCCGGTAATATCGACCTGCTCGGCTTTACCTGGCTCGGTCTGCTCGTACTCCGCGTCATAGCCGCACGACACTTCGCGCAGGCCATCTTCGATAAGCTGAATGGCGCTTTCGTCTTTGACGATAAGGTCAGCCAGCATCAAATCAGACTGCTCACCCGTCCCGCGCCGGACATTCTGGAGGTGCCCGACAGCAAGCTCTTTCCAGTTCTCGGGATTTACCAGCCGCACATTCCCGTTTTCATCTTCAGGATGCAGGATCGTGATGCTCATCCCTTCGAATGAGGCAAGCGTGGCCGGATGGAATACCTGCTCAGGAGAACGCGTGACGACTATTTCACCGAACTTATCGGGTTTCAGTTTTGGCAGGTCATCAGCACCATAGAGCTGCTTACCTGTTCGTCCTATCGGCACGTCTTTGCACAGCAACGAGCCGTCAGCCAGGCGGTATCGGGTTTCCCCGAGCCTGGTCTCAAAAAAGTATTTCATGGGTTATGCTGCCCTTTTCATTGCGAATGGAACGCGAACAAACACGATCTCTTTATAGCAGCGGCAGTTTGGCAGCTCGCCCGCGTGGCCGGTCATGCCGTCCAAAGTTGGAGGTGAATCCCAGCGGACGAATTTACCTTTCATGTGATCGTGGGAATCTCGGACATCGCCATCATCGGCTGTACGCCAAATATAACCATCCGAGCCAATAGCTATCGCTCGGGCCATATCCAGCGCGCCCGTTGCTCTTCCCAGTTCCGTTCGGGCAATCAGATCGGCCCTAGACTTAGCAACATCGCCGGTAGATGCAATCTCTTTAGCAAACTGCTCCGCCCGACCACCGGTGACAACAGCCTCTATCGCTTTGTTCTGGATGTCGTACACCCTGTCTGCGGCCTCGAGAGGCAGAGATTTGATGTACTTGACCTGTTCGGCGATGATGGATTGCATCACCTGGCCCACAGGAGCGCTTTCCACAAGATTGCGGAGCTCGCGACTGATGTTCTTGCTGTGTTGCCGCCAAACTTTCTCGTTCTGCCGGGTTAGGTCCGCAGTAAAGTTTTCCGCGACCTTTGTCGCCCAGGGGGTGATGATTTCACTGTAACGCTCCAGCGCCGCAATAATTTCCGTGATACTGTCATTTGAACCATCGTAGCGACCATTTACGATGTCTCCGACCGCCCTCGCTATCCTGCGTAGGCTGGTTCGATACCGGATTTCCGCCTGACGGCTCCTGCGGTTCGTCATCAGGTTCGCCGATGCCGGGCGGCGCTTCATCTTCGGCATTCTCGATGTCCTCGTCGGTAATGGATGCCCCGATGCCGGTTACGTCAGAATTTTCTCGCAAATCAGTCATAGCGGCTTTCAGTGTCATCAGACCATCACCCAGCGCCGTACTGATTGCGTTGGTGGTGTTTAACGCCACCGTTGAGCGATCGACATCAGACATTTGCCAGAGCGGGTTAAACTCAAACGTGAAATCGTCCGGCAGCGGCTTGCCAAGTTCCGAACGATGCATGATGTCCAGTATCCGCCGCACCGGAAGACGTAAACGCCTCTCCTGCAACGAACTGATGCGATCGTAATAGTTGGCAAGGTCTGCATCACCGGTAGAAAATCCTTTCGGGGACTGTCCGAACAACCGCACCAGTGGGATACCAACAGCGCCACTAATCTGTTCTACAAACTGCGAAAGGATGTCATCCAGACCACTGAAGCTGTACTGATGGGTTTCAAACTTATCCCGCGAGTCCATGAGCGTCATGCCTTCATTACTCTGGAACTGTCGAATCAGGTCGATATTCTTCAGCAACGCTTCATACGCAGGACCACCAAGTGCGATAAGCTCGCGTAGCTTCTCCACGCTGTAGGTACGCAAATGCGCCTTGTAGACCAGCTGCGCCGCGCCGACAGTAGCGCTGTCGAACGCGGTAAGACGATCCCAGATACGCTCTACAACCGACATTCCCCATTCGTTCTCGGTCATCTTCTGCTGAAATGGCAACGTGACGCCATCAAAGCGAATCAGGCGACTGTGATGAATGCGCCAGGCAGGAATTCCCGTTGCTGTGGTCACCACATCGTAAAACTCAGGTTTACCCAGGTCCGGCCCCATATCTTTAATGCGGCGGGTCAGTGCCGGGTCGACCATCCAGCGGTCGAGCGGGAGAATCCCCTTAAACTTGCCCTTACCGATGGTTTCGGGTCGCAGCGGGGTCATTGGTGCCTACCCCTCAATCATGATGAAACCCACCGCGCCGCCGTAGAGGCGCGACCATTTCAGCACGTCATTCAGCGCATCCCAGATTTGCAACTCATCCAGTTGTGATTCGAGAATGCCACGATCTTTTGCATCAATTTCCGAAGTGATGCGAATGCCTTTGCGGGTCATATCATCCGGGATAGCATCGACTGCTTCGCCGATGATCTAGGATGAACGATAGGACCATTCCACCAGCATGCGGTTACGACTGGTGAAATTAGCCCGGTAGGTGGATGCTGAGTGCTGGTTAGGTGTCTGCATCCCTACGCGGGCAATAAAATTCTCATAACCATCAGCTGTGGCCTGCACAGTTCGCCGCAGGGCTTGTTTGTTTCGTGCCATCAGGCCTGTCTCCCCAGCTGTTCCCAGATATCCAGCGATGTATCGATTGGCGCGAAGGCCATAATGAATGCATCAGCAACGTTTGGTGACGGTATCTCGCGTTTTGCGAGGTCTTTTTTACTTTCGACCATCACACGTCCGTTACGGTCGAAATCACGATGAGGTGTTGTCAGTTCCAGTTTCAGCTTTTCAAGCAACGGACAACGAGAATCTATGCTGATCAGCTCATCCACAGGATACTGTTCTCCGTTGTTAATGGCGTTAAACGTATTTCTGAAACGGTCAGCCACCAGCCACCATGCCTGAGCCTTAAGATTTGCGAAAAAGTCTTTGTTGGGGATGCCGTTGTACTCGTCATCTGGCTCATGCACACCAGCACCGGCGTTAAACCTCTGGTAATTCACACGTCGCGCGTATGCGTTCTCGCTCTTCCGGTCAGCGTTAATTTCAGAGAATTTAGCACCGGCAGACGCACCAACACCGATAGAGTCGTAAACAATATCTGCTTCACGCTCCAGCGCCGCCTGATAAGTACGCTGGCAGCTCTTCAGTAATTCATCTTCTTTGGCCTTCCATTCGTCGGCCCAGAAAACAACGGATCCGTGACGGTAAACGTTAGCGCACTTATCTGTACCACTGTCAGCCACGTCAAAGCCAATACGCTTTCTTCCACTGGGTTCGAAATTTAACGTTTTGTGCGCATCCACTGCGGCTTCTATCCAAGACAGTTTGATGATTGCCGCATCATCATCAGACTCCGGAACGCCCTCATACACATGTTTAAAACCATCCGGATCACGGCGTCGCGCCGCGTCGATAACCTTAAGCATGGTGTCAGACAGAAACGGATTTTCGTCATAGTTAATTTTGCGGATGAGAGTGCCTTCGGGCGGATCAACAACGAAGTTGCGCCAGACGAAATCAGTAACAAGTCCGGGGTTGAATATGAACCAGCATTCCGAACCCTCTTTACGGATCGTTGGCTCCAGAATTTTCCACTGGTATTCCGTCAGTGCGTGGGCTTCTTCCAGCCACAACACATCGATCCCCTCCAGTGACTTAATTTCTTCGATGTTGCGCCATAATCCATAAAAAACAAATTCCGAGCCAGTAACCCGGTTAATGATTTTGTTGTTCAGAATACGGAAACGGTGCCGCAGACCAAACCTGTCTATCTGAATTTTGAGCAGGGTATACACCGACTCTTCGATTTTATTCTGGATCTGACGGGCACAACAAAAACGCAGGGTGTATTTATTCGACAGAAATATGGCAATGCCAGCGGCATCCCATGATTTTGACGATGACCGACCACCATAAAGCACTTTGTTACGTGCCCGCATAGTCCAGAAACTACGTAAAGCCGGATTCAGCGTCGGTTTGGATGTCAGAGTAGAAGTCATTGAGGTCACGCTCTCCATTGCCATCATCAATACCTGCATCACGGCGAAGACGATCAGCCTCCAGAGACACCTTATCAGTGGCGGCCTTGCGGTAGGCTGTATCAGCAAATATTTTTCCTACCGTCGCAAGCGTGCCAACGATGGACTCAATACGAACTGTATTGCGCATCATTGCTTTCTCGGCGGCGCTGATATTTTCAATCAGCATCTTCCTTTCCTGGTCCCCATTAGCATCTTCCAGCGACACCAACCACCGACCAATATTCTCTGCAGCGACAAGGTTGTTAGCACGAAGGCGAAATAATTCGTCCTCGAGCGTCAACGCTTTAGCGTCCTCTATCACCTCATCTTTGAGCAGAAGGCGACGGGCATAACCACCGTGTTTTAATGCCTGCTGGTTACCGGGTTGGAATGGGTTAGTCGGGGGATCGGTACGCATTCCGCGTATCGGTTTCGTATCCGGTGTAGATTCTGTTTTTAGTTGCGTACTTTTTTGTGTAAGGCCAGTAATGGCAGGCTTTCTGCTGGTACGCACTTTCCTTTTTTGCGTACCATTTTTGCAAACCTGCGTACCGCCACTGCGTGCCCAACCAAGCTTTTTGGCCCTCTTCCTGATAGCCCCTTCTGTAACGCCGTATTTCTCGCCTATATCACGGAGGCTAAGGACTCCGGCCCGGTATGCCGATTCGATGGCCTCCCAGTCCGGTTTTGCCATGATTATGCTTCCTGTGATTTACTGTTATCGCTGCCTGTCACAATAGGTTGCTTTAATTCTTCCTCATCACTCACTCCTGCGACGCTCCGTGGCAGGGCCCCCCACAGGAGTACCTTGTAAATGTAAGGTGTTTAAGCCTAAATTAAGTCGTATCACGGTTAAATAGCAAAGAAAAATTCACAGAAGGAAAGACATTGATGGAGTGGATAAATGCTTTGATGAACTATTTTGTACTTCATCCATATCGCCTATGGGGGCTTCTTTTTATAATAGCGTTCACAAAATCCACTTTACTCATTTCGGCGATATTGCCACCAGCATCAATTATGATGGCCACTGTAATTACAGTCAGCAAGACGACTCTTTCACCATGGGAAGCTGGAATCACGGTCATGAGTGGCGCATGGTGCGGTACTATCGTTAATTACCATCTTGGTATAATAATTGGGCATATCCCTCAACTTGCATGTATAATATCAAGCCGTTCCAATACAATAGAACGGGTTCGCCTTCAGTTGCAAAATAACTCTGTGTCAATACTTTTCACTTCGCGCTTTATCGCCGTGCTGCGTTATATTGCTCCTTTGGTGGCAGGAATGTTGCAACTTCATCCAGTGAAAGTGTATACAGTGAGTCTGATTTCAGCTGCTAGCTGGTCAGCACTTTATGTTGGTAGTTTTAGCTTCGTGTTGCCTTTTTTTAGCTAAACTGCCCATAAAAAGCTCTTGCGAATCCAGCTTCCCCCATTCCTCTGACAACAGAATCTGATTTGAAGGATAATGAGTAAAATTACCGCTACCCCCCAAGGCATTGGATCCTGATGTACTCCTGAAGCATTCTCAATGCTGTCTGGTCGCTGATGATTCCGTCCCGGATACCGAGAACGTTTCGTCCAGCAACTGGAGAGAGTTCGACGGTGGCATCATTGCCCATGCCGGAGGCGCTGGAGGTTTCGGCTGAGGATGGCACAGGGCATTTTCCTTTGACGAGCACCCGACCACCATTATCAAGCTTGCGCCGAAGAGCATCATTTTCAGCTTTCGCATCAGCTAACTCCTTCGTGTATTTAGCATCGAGTGCATCAGCATCACGCTGGCGCTGCTGCATGTCAGTAATGGTTGCGTTCGCCAGCTTCAGTTCTCTTGCGTTTTTGTCGCGCTGCTCTTTGTAGGTAATGGCGTTATCACGGTAATGATTAACAGCCCATGACAGGCGGACGATGATGCAGATAACCAGAGCGGAGATAATCGCGGTGACTCTGCTCATTGCTGCCCCCACAAACAGACTTCACGCTCAATCTCACGACGGGTCATCAGCCCTTTCCATTGCTTACCGCCAGCATATGTCCAGCGACATAGCTGGTCACATGCGCCTTTGATATAGCCCTGGTTTATTTTGCGAAGAAGCGTCGATGTTCTGAAATTGCCAGCGCCCACGTTGTAAACGAACGAGTAAAGAGCGCCGCGCGTTGTTTCCGGTATATCGACTTTGATGTACGGGTTAATTTGTCTGGCGACAGTGGCAAGGTCTTTATTCAGGAGAGCTTTGCATTCTGCTTCGGTATACGTTTTACCAGGCATGATGTCTTTTCCGGTGTGTCCGTGACATACAGTCCATACACCAATGATATCTTTGTATAGTATGTAGCTGACACCTTCCAGACCATCGTTACCACCTGGGCCAGTGATTAACACAGATGCTATAGCAACAGCCCCGCCACCAATAGCAACTGCAACAGCCTTGCGTAATGATGGCGACATTATTCACCTCTCGCAGCCTTACTAGACTGGCCCCCTGAATCTCCAGACAACCAGTATCACTTAAATAAGTGATAGTCTTAATACTAGTTTTTAGACTAGTCATTGGAGTACAGATGATTGATGTCTTAGGGCCGGAGAAACGCAGACGGCGTACCACACAGGAAAAGATCGCAATTGTTCAGCAGAGCTTTGAACCGGGGATGACGGTCTCCCTCGTTGCCCGGCAACATGGTGTAGCAGCCAGCCAGTTATTTCTCTGGCGTAAGCAATACCAGGAAGGAAGTCTTACTGCTGTGGCCGCCGGAGAACAGGTTGTTCCTGCCTCTGAACTTGCTGCCGCCATGAAGCAGATTAAAGAACTCCAGCGCCTGCTCGGCAAGAAAACGATGGAAAATGAACTCCTCAAAGAAGCCGTTGAATATGGACGGGCAAAAAAGTGGATAGCGCACGCGCCCTTATTGCCCGGGGATGGGGAGTAAGCTTAGTCAGCCGTTGTCTCCGGGTGTCGCGTGCGCAGTTGCACGTCATTCTCAGACGAACCGATGACTGGATGGATGGCCGCCGCAGTCGTCACACTGATGATACGGATGTGCTTCTCCGTATACACCATGTTATCGGAGAGCTGCCCACGTATGGTTATCGTCGGGTATGGGCGCTGCTTCGCAGACAGGCAGAACTTGATGGTATGCCTGCGATCAATGCCAAACGTGTTTACCGGATCATGCGCCAGAATGCGCTGTTGCTTGAGCGAAAACCTGCTGTACCGCCATCGAAACGGGCACATACAGGCAGAGTGGCCGTGAAAGAAAGCAATCAGCGATGGTGCTCTGACGGGTTCGAGTTCTGCTGTGATAACGGAGAGAGACTGCGTGTCACGTTCGCGCTGGACTGCTGTGATCGTGAGGCACTGCACTGGGCGGTGACTACCGGCGGCTTCAACAGTGAAACAGTACAGGACGTCATGCTGGGAGCGGTGGAACGCCGCTTCGGCAACGATCTTCCGTCGTCTCCAGTGGAGTGGCTGACGGATAATGGTTCATGCTACCGGGCTAATGAAACACGCCAGTTCGCCCGGATGTTGGGACTTGAACCGAAGAACACGGCGGTGCGGAGTCCGGAGAGTAACGGAATAGCAGAGAGCTTCGTGAAAACGATAAAGCGTGACTACATCAGTATCATGCCCAAACCAGACGGGTTAACGGCAGCAAAGAACCTTGCAGAGGCGTTCGAGCATTATAACGAATGGCATCCGCATAGTGCGCTGGGTTATCGCTCGCCACGGGAATATCTGCGGCAGCGGGCTTGTAATGGGTTAAGTGATAACAGATGTCTGGAAATATAGGGGCAAATCCACTTACGCTTATCTTCTCTTATTTTGAAATACAGATTCGTCAGATAAGTCAGAAGCCCCAGAAGCAGACTTCCCAGCACACCAATCGCAGCCCACTGTGATGGACTGACCTGATCCAACCACTGCAAAAACCAGTAGCCGGCACTGCCGGCGGAGGTGCCGTAGGCAATGCCTGTTGATATTTTTTCCATCTGATACATATCCCGCCCCGTTACTTTATTCGTACCCCTTATAATGGGGTGTTAGCCAGCCAGACCCGGCATGATTACTGCCCCCAGTCGTCCATGATCCGGGGGGTGATGTCACCGGGTCTGGTGGGGCGCTGGTAACCGCTAATAGGGGTCAGGTCAGGCACTTTTGCCGGGACCGTCTGTAACGTGGATGCCGGTACCTGCTCCCCGTGGTTATCTGGTTAACCCATATACAAGGGAGACAGAATGACCGAATCCAGCGATTACGAATCCGTCCAGGTCTTTATCGGCGTTGATGTCGGTAAAGATACGCATCACGCTGTTGCCATTAATCGTTCAGGTAAACGCCTGTTCGATAAAGCATTACCCAACGACGAAAACAAACTCAGGTCGCTAATATCTGACCTGAAACAACATGGTCAGATACTGCTGGTTGTTGATCAGCCAGCTACCATCGGTGCGTTACCTGTCGCCGTTGCCCGCTCAGAAGGAGTCCTTGTCGGATACCTCCCTGGACTGGCCATGCGCCGCATAGCCGACTTACACGCCGGTGAAGCTAAAACTGATGCTCGTGACGCTGCCATCATTGCCGAAGCTGCCCGTACCCTGCCTCACGCGCTACGCACGCTGAAACTGGCTGACGAGCAAATCGCCGAACTCTCCATGCTCTGCGGCTTCGATGATGATCTTGCCGCACAGACAACGCAGGCCAGCAACCGTATCCGCGGCCTTCTGACCCAGATACATCCGGCACTGGAGCGCGTTCTCGGTCCGAGACTTGAGCACCCGGCGGTACTCGATCTTCTCCAGCGATATCCCTCACCAGAAAAACTCGCTTCGCTGGGTGAGAAGAAGCTGGCAGCCCAGCTCTGCAAACTTGCGCCTCGTCTGGGTAAACGCCTTGCAGCAGACATAGCTCAGGCACTGGCCGAACAAACCGTCGTCGTTCCCGGCACGAATGCCGCTGCCGTAGTACTGCCACGTCTGGCACTCCAGCTCATCACGCTGCGTAAGCAAAGAGACGAGGTGGCGCTTGAGGTAGAACAGCGAGTTCTTGCTCACCCTCTTTACCCGGTCCTGACCAGTATGCCCGGAGTCGGTGTCAGGACCGCAGCCAGACTCCTCACCGAGGTCGCCTGCCGCGCCTTCGCCTCTGCCGCACATCTCGCTGCTTATGCTGGCCTTGCGCCGGTAACTCGGCGATCCGGCTCGTCAATACGCGGTGAGCATCCCTCGCGACGGGGTAATAAAGCTCTCAAACGGGCGTTGTTCCTGTCGGCCTTCGCCGCGCTCAGGGATCCGCTCTCCAGGGCTTACTACACCCGCAAAATGAGTCAGGGAAAACGACACAATCAGGCGCTTATCGCCCTGGCGAGACGACGCTGCGACGTTCTGTTCGCCATGATGCGCGACGGGACTTTTTATACCCCGCAGGGGTCATAACATGCTTGACAACTTAATAGGGGCACCCCCCCGACAGACCTGTGCTATCGGAAAGAAAAAAGGCCATCAGCAAAACTCTGATGGCCTGAATCACCTTTACCAATATTGTATGAAAAAACACGCACGACTAATTGACAATAATTTTCATTTCCATTAAAAAAGATCGCGTAGCATTCTTAATTCATGAGGAACTTTACCCGCCAGCAATCTGAGTAGCGAAAGCTGTTCATCCCCAATGTTTTTGCTGGCGGGTCCTTTTTTCTACGGTCCTCCTCCCCGGAGGGGGGCATTTCATTATTTTTCTAATCGTTACTGGTGAGAAGGCGGAAGAAAAAGCCAGTTCTTCGCCCCTAAATAACAGCATGATTCCAGTCCATGCAAAATCTGATTTCCAGCTCACACATACCGAGCACTGTACAAAAAACCGCCAGCCAAGGCAGTTAAGAGTGTGTTCCCGGGGTTTGCTTAGAATATTTTGTAAGTTGTCCGAAGAGATATTTACAACACCAGAATGATGCATTATCAGTCCCCTGCCAGAGGTTCACTACGTAACCTGACCGACAATGAAGTGGCACACTGAATTTGGCCACCTGAACAGAGGTGATATGCTCACCTCAGAACAACACAGGTGCTCCAATGAAAAAAAGAAATTTTAGCGCAGAGTTTAAACGCGAATCCGCTCAACTGGTTGTTGACCAGAAATACACGGTGGCAGATGCCGCCAAAGCTATGGATGTTGGCCTTTCCACAATGACAAGATGGGTCAAACAACTGCGTGATGAGCGTCAGGGCAAAACACCAAAAGCCTCTCCGATAACACCAGAACAAATCGAAATACGTAAGCTGAGGAAAAAGCTACAACGCATTGAAATGGAGAATGAAATATTAAAAAAGGCTACCGCGCTCTTGATGTCAGACTCCCTGAACAGTTCTCGATAATCGGGAAACTCAGAGCGCATTATCCTGTGGTCACACTCTGCCATGTGTTCGGGGTTCATCGCAGCAGCTACAGATACTGGAAAAACCGTCCTGAAAAACCAGACGGCAGACGGGCTGTATTACGCAGTCAGGTACTTGAGCTACATGGCATCAGCCACGGTTCGGCCGGAGCAAGAAGCATCGCCACAATGGCAACCCGGAGAGGCTACCAGATGGGACGCTGGCTTGCTGGCAGGCTCATGAAAGAGCTGGGGCTGGTCAGCTGTCAGCAGCCGACTCACCGGTATAAACGTGGTGGTCATGAACATGTTGCTATCCCTAACTACCTTGAAAGGCAGTTCGCCGTGACCGAGCCAAATCAGGTGTGGTGCGGTGATGTGACCTATATCTGGACGGGTAAGCGCTGGGCGTACCTCGCCGTTGTTCTCGACCTGTTCGCAAGAAAACCAGTGGGCTGGGCCATGTCGTTCTCGCCGGACAGCAGGCTCACCATGAAAGCGCTGGAAATGGCATGGGAAACCCGTGGTAAGCCCGGCGGGGTGATGTTCCACAGCGATCAGGGCAGTCATTATACGAGCAGGCAGTTCCGGCAGTTATTGTGGCGATACCAGATCAGACAGAGTATGAGCCGGCGCGGAAACTGCTGGGATAACAGCCCAATGGAACGCTTCTTCAGGAGTCTGAAGAACGAATGGATGCCGGTGGTGGGTTACGTAAGCTTCAGCGAGGCAGCTCACGCCATAACGGACTATATCGTTGGATATTACAGCGCACTAAGACCGCACGAATATAACGGTGGGTTACCCCCAAACGAATCGGAAAATCGATACTGGAAAAACTCTAACTCGGTGGCCAGTTTTTGTTGACCACTTCAGGTTCAGCAGATTTGGCGCAACTGGCAGATTGTGGTTCGAGTTCGTAGTCGCTCTGAACTTGCGTTTCTGCTTACAGCGTAGCCTTAGCTCCTTACGAAGACGTGCCAGTCGGTCACGACCAACGATGATGCCATTCTCTGCCAGCTCCGTCTGGAGCCGCCGGGTTCCATATGTTTCGCGAGTGCGGATATGTGCCACCTTAATCTCCAGTTTTAGCCGCTCATCACTTTGTTTTCTGTCTGAGGGTTCATGCTGTACCCAGTTGTAATAACCGCTCCTGGATACACCAAATACCTGACACATCGCTTCAATGGGAAATTGTTGTCGCCATTGTTCGATTAACGCGTATTTTTCAGCGACTCCTGTGCAAAATACGCTGTTGCTTTTTTTAATATATCTCGCTCAAGGCGAGCTTCATTTAACGCCTTACGCAGTTGCAGAATTTCAGATTCCAGTTCAGCCACCGTGCGGGAACCAGGAGTACCGAGCCCTTTTCTGGCGGCGGTAACCCATTGTCCTAAAGTGCCTTCAGGAAGAGATAATCGGGAAGCGCCTTCACTGATCGAAAGTTGATTTTCAAGAACCGTTCTGACAGCTTCGGCTTTGAACTCTTTAGAGTAACGTTGGGTTTTTCTGCTCATTATTAGCTCCTTCTGATGCCATTCTATTTCAGGAAGGAGTGTCCGTTAAACTCAGGCTACCTCAGTCTCGTTCATTTTACTCACCTGAATGTCTTCCCAACCAACGACGTGCGCCAGCTTCGGTTTTAAACGTTTTGCTTTTGGTATACGTCATGGCGGTGAATGTGCCGTCCTGGTTGGGGAACACGCCGTACACCAGAGATTCGTTGTTGCCAAGATCGATAGTATTCATGTTGACCCCATTTCCCCTTAACGCCGGGGTAGCGGAACTGTTTGCTGAGAACACCGTGCGGTGTCTTGATGAATGAAATTTAGAATAACCTAAGGTGGGCGGTCAAGATTTTTGTGTAGAAAAACCTAAGTTTTTTTGATGTAAAAAACACAAGTGTTTGAAAGTTTGTGCTTTTTATTACAGGGTGTGGAGAAAAAAGGGGATTATTTGTTTGCGCTTCTTTTGCGAGCTTTGAGTAGTTCTTCAAAAAGTTTGTTGAAATTTTCAACTCGAGCACGCATCTCTGACAACAGGGCCTTTTGCTCTGACTCAGGCAGTGCGTCGAACAGTTGAAGTAACTCTTTTTGATCTTCTGTCAGAATGGCTGGCTGATTATCCGGGATCGGTTCGCCTGGTTGTTTATCTTCATCCCCAAAAAGAAGCCAAGTCGGTGAGCACTGAAGCGCTTGGCTCAGTGCGAATAATCTTTTCCCCGCCGGCTGTGTTTCATCTCTTTCCCATTGAGAAATTGTTACGTGAGCCACTTTGACCAGCTTACCTAATGCGGCCTGAGACAGTTTTAATTTTTTACGCCTATGTAAGAGGCGAGCACCGAAGGTTTCGTTTTTCATATTAGGGAATTCTAATTTTTCTTGACTTAGGTTTCTCTACGATCTAGTTTCCTTAGGAAAATCTAAGGAGCTCGATATGTTGAAAATTGATGCTATAGCGTTTTTTGGCAGCAAAACAAAGCTTGCCAATGCCGCAGGAGTTAGGCTGGCAAGCATTGCTGCATGGGGGGAACTGGTTCCTGAAGGTCGCGCGATGCGCCTGCAAGAGGCATCTGGCGGGGAACTTCAGTACGCCCCCAAAGTTTATGACGAATATCGTAAGGCAAAACGACCTTGGAAGGTGATTCATGAAAATCAGGCATGAGCACATCGAATCAGTGCTGTTGCCCTGGCAGCCGAAAAAGGGCAGGCGTGGGTCGCTAACGCAATTACTGAAGAATATCTGCGGCAGGGGGGCGGCGAATTGTCTCTGGTACCAGGCAAGGACTGGAACAATCAGCAGAATATCTATCACCGTTGGTTGAAAGGTGAAACGAAAGCGCAAAGGGAAAAAATTCAGAAACTGATCCCTGCGGTTCTGGCAATTCTTCCGCGTGAGCTGCGTCACCGACTCTGTATCTTCGATACCCTGGAACGCCGTGCATTACTGGCGGCGCAGGAAGCGTTGAGTACGGCAATTGATGCGCATGATGATGCTGTCCAGGCCGTTTACCGGAAAGCACATTTCAGCGGTGGTGGGTCGCCCGGCGATTCTGTCGTAGTGCATTGATTGAAATTAATCGTGCCGGATTGTTTTGTTCGGTATCAGTTAAATGTAACGCTGCGAGCGTTACAAGGTGAAAACAAATGGCTTCAAACTGGATAAAGCTCGAGGTTATTACGCCGGATAAGCCGGAAATATTCAGGCTTGCTGAGATTCTGAATATTGATCCAGATGCCGCATTAGGGAAGGTTGAGGTGTACTGGCAATAGCGGACACTACCATTTGTTCTTTTTTTAAGCAGCCATCTGATGATATTTTTCCCTGAAGGCTGCCGGGGAGATATTCCCCAGACGAGAGTGACGACGCTGACGATTGTAGAAAATCTCAATGTATTCCCGTATTACTGAGATGGCTTCATCCCGGTTATTAAAACGATAGTGGCTCAGGCTCTCATTTTTCAGCGTTCCCCAGAAGCTTTCCATCGGAGCGTTGTCGTAACAGTTACCTTTACGCGACATTGATGTTTTCAGACCAGACTGCTCCTGTATGACCCGGTAATCGTATGCGCAGTACTGTGAACCTCGATCAGAGTGGTGGATTAGCCCGGCAGGTGGGCGCTGGCTCCTGAGCGCCATAAACAGGGCTTTACCTGTCAGCTCTTTTGTCATGCGCTCTCCCATGGCGTAGCCGACAATTTCGCACGTATAAACATCTTTGATGCCAGCAAGGTACAACCATCCCTCCTGTGTGGCAACATACGTCAGGTCCGCCACCCAGACCTGATTTGGTGCTGTAGGAGCGAACGTCTGGTTCAGCAGATTTGGCGCAACTGGCAGATTGTGGTTCGAGTTCGTAGTCGCTCTGAACTTGCGTTTCTGCTTACAGCGTAGCCTTAGCTCCTTACGAAGACGTGCCAGTCGGTCACGACCAACGATGATGCCATTCTCTGCCAGCTCCGTCTGGAGCCGCCGGGTTCCATATGTTTCGCGAGTGCGGATATGTGCCACCTTAATCTCCAGTTTTAGCCGCTCATCACTTTGTTTTCTGTCTGAGGGTTCATGCTGTACCCAGTTGTAATAACCGCTCCTGGATACACCAAATACCTGACACATCGCTTCAATGGGAAATTGTTGTCGCCATTGTTCGATTAACGCGTATTTTTCAGCGACTCCTGTGCAAAATACGCTGTTGCTTTTTTTAATATATCTCGCTCAAGGCGAGCTTCATTTAACGCCTTACGCAGTTGCAGAATTTCAGATTCCAGTTCAGCCACCGTGCGGGAACCAGGAGTACCGAGCCCTTTTCTGGCGGCGGTAACCCATTGTCCTAAAGTGCCTTCAGGAAGAGATAATCGGGAAGCGCCTTCACTGATCGAAAGTTGATTTTCAAGAACCGTTCTGACAGCTTCGGCTTTGAACTCTTTAGAGTAACGTTGGGTTTTTCTGCTCATTATTAGCTCCTTCTGATGCCATTCTATTTCAGGAAGGAGTGTCCGTTAAACTCAGGCTACCTCAGGTTATTCGCTTCTGGGCATGGGCGGATCAACAAATGATAGACGGTAATGCAGATTGTAACGCTCGCGGCGTTACAAAAAGTGCAATAGATCGCATCACTTTTATGTCTGGTTTTGCTGATGCGTTAATTCAGGTTGGATGGCTGGTCGAAAATGACGGAGGGCTTTCTCTACCTAACTTTGAACGTCATAACGGAAAAAGCTCTAAAAAAAACGGGCGGTTACAAACGAGCGAGTAACAAAAATACGCGAACTGAAACGAAAAGGTAACGCTGCCAGCGTTACACAAACGGATCAAAAAGCGTTACCAGAGGAAGAGGAAGAGGAAGATCTAAATACTGATCTCCCCCTCGCCAAAAACGAGCGTCTAAAAAATTCGAGCCGGAGGCTATTGAGCTGCCCGATTGGTTGCCGGAAACACTCTGGCATGAGTGGGTCCGGTTCAGACAGGCATTGCGAAAACCGATTCGAACGGAGCAGGGCGCTAACGGGGCGATACGGGAACTGGAAAAATTCCGTCAGCAGGGTTTTACACCTGAGCAGGTGATTCGACACAGCATCGCCAATGAATACCAGGGCCTGTTCGCGCCGAAAGGTGTTCGGCCTGAGACGTTGCTCCGACAGGTTAACACCGTCTCGTTGCCGGACAGTGCGATCCCGCCAGGCTTCAGGGGGTAACGGACCATGAAAAATATTGCGACAGGCGGCGTTCTGGAACGCATCCGCCGACTGACCCCGCCACATGTAACCGCCCCATTCAGAACGGTAGCGGAGTGGCGCGAGTGGCAACTTGCTGAAGGCCAGAAACGTAGCGAGGAGATCAACCGCCTGAATCGCCAGTTGCGGGTGGAAAAAATTCTGAATCGCTCAGGCATCCAGCCGTTGCACCGTAAATGCTCGTTTGCGAATTACCAGGTGCAGAACGACGGCCAGCGATACGCGTTAAGCCAGGCGAAATCCATCGCCGATGAACTGATGACCGGGTGTACAAATTTTGCGTTCAGCGGAAAACCTGGTACCGGGAAGAATCACTTAGCGGCAGCTATCGGGAATCGCCTGCTGAAAGACGGTCAGACAGTGATTGTGGTTACCGTGGCTGATGTTATGAGCGCCCTGCACGCCAGCTATGACGACGGGCAGTCAGGCGAAAAATTTTTGCGGGAGCTGTGCGAAGTGGATCTGCTGGTTCTTGATGAAATTGGCATTCAGCGCGAGACGAAAAACGAGCAGGTGGTGCTGCACCAGATTGTTGATCGCCGGACAGCGTCGATGCGCAGCGTGGGGATGCTGACAAACCTGAACTATGAGGTGATGAAAACATTGCTCGGCGAGCGGGTGATGGATCGCATGGTCATGAACGGCGGGCGCTGGGTGAATTTTAACTGGGAGAGCTGGCGTCCGAATGTTAGCCATTCGAGGGTTGTTAAGTAGTTTCAGGAGGATTTATGGCGAAACCTTTTACTCCCGAACAGCGGGAAGAACTGAAGACGCGAATTGTGGAACTCGTGCATCAGGACGGTCGGGTCACGATTCGGCAGTTGTCAGATGAAACAGGTATCAGTCGTGCGTCTGTCGGTCGCTTATGCATAGAACTGGTCGCAAGTGGTGATGTATATAATTCTGGCTACGGCTTATTCCCGTCTGAACAGGCTCGCAAGGACTGGCAAAGCGCCCGCAAAAAACTCTCGAGAGTAAAGGTGAGGAAACCGGTTGTTGTTGATCCGGACCTTATCTGGTCATTACCTGACGGAGAAATACGCCGCTACGACAGGCGCCTGAATATAATCTGTCGCGAGTGCCGGAAGAGCGAAGCTATGCAGCGTGTACTGGCTTTCTATCAGGGTAATTTTCAGGAGGCGATACTGTGAATGAAATTAGCTATCAGGCTTCAATTACCGCTGGCATTCGCATCAAAGGAGAGGAGCATGGAAATAAAACCAGAAGATGAGTTAAGCAATATCGTTTTATTTCCGGTAAAAGAGGATGACCCTCGTAATCAGGTTAATTTTCTTTATGAGCCATCGGAAAGACCATATTGCCATCACGCCTCTGTACGGGTTGACGAAAAAGAGCGTCAGGTCCGCTGTAAAATCTGCGGTGCGGTTGTGGAGCCGTTTGACTGGATGCTCTCTGTGGCAAAAAGAGAAACCAGACTGGCAGATGATGTAAGGCTATTGCGCCAGGAGGAACAGGAAAGGCGGAGAAATATAGAAAAGCTGATACAGATTGAGCGTAACGCGAAAGCGCGGATACGCAGGGCGACAAAATCCAGAACTGAATAATTAAATTTAGCACTGTTAAAAATTTAATCCTTAACCGGAGGGATTTCTGCACCCTCAAATCATCAGGAGACCACCCGAAAGGGCGGGGAGCAGTCACACATCTGTTTCCGATAGCCCCGTTCTAATGCTACACTCTTTGATATTTTTATGACCCCAATAAACATATTTATGACAGTTGCTGATTTCAAACGGCCCAAATTGGAGCTCCCAAACGGGGCAAACAAACTACTACTGCACTCTTGCTGTGCTCCATGTTCCGGTGAGGTGATGGAGGCGCTTCAGGCCTCGGGAATCGACTACACCATCTTTTTCTACAACCCGAACATTCATCCTCAGAAAGAGTATTTAATTCGTAAGGATGAGAATATTCGCTTTGCTGAACAACACGGCGTGCCGTTTATTGATGCTGATTACGACACAGACAACTGGTTTGAACGAGCCAAAGGAATGGAATGGGAGCCCGAACGAGGGATCCGTTGCACCATGTGTTTTGACATGCGTTTTGAGCGGACAGCGCTGTACGCCGCTGAAAATGGTTTCAGTGTGATCAGCAGTTCACTGGGCATTTCACGCTGGAAAAATATGCAGCAGGTTAACGACTGTGGGCGGCGAGCCGTCGCGCATTATCCGGGCATGGTGTACTGGGATTATAACTGGCGCAAGCAGGGCGGCTCGTCCCGTATGATTGAAATCAGCAAGCGCGAAAAATTCTATCAGCAGGAATATTGTGGCTGTGTGTATTCTCTGCGCGATACCAATCTACACCGCAAATCTCAGGGACGCCCTCTTATCAAAATTGGTCAACTCCACTACGGTAAAGAAGAGAAGGAGTGATTTTATGGGGCACCTTTCTGATTGATTTCATATTGGCGAGGTAAGTAGAATGACTGCGGGTGCTTGAGGCTATCTGCTTCAGGCATGAACACCAAAAGGCAGATAGAGAAAAGCCCCAGTTAACATTACGCGTCCGGCAAGACGCTTAACATTAATCTGAGGCCAATTTCATGCTTTGCACATGTAGGTTAGCCTCTTACATGCCGAAAGGCAAGGAGAAGCAGGCTATGAAGCAGCAAAAGGCGATGTTAATCGCCCTGATCGTCATCTGTTTAACCGTCATAGTGACGGCACTGGTAACGAGGAAAGACCTCTGTGAGGTACGAATCCGAACCGGCCAGACGGAGGTCGCTGTCTTCGTAGACTACGAATCCAGGAAGTAAGAGTGACCGGGCGGGGAGCTGATCCCATCCCCGCCCACCTCTGATGTGTCAGGCATCCTCAACGCACCCGCACTTAACCCGCCCATCGCTGTGATCTCTCAGCGTTTCGGCGGGTTTTTTGTTGTTTATTTCCGGTGAATTTGATTCGCGCACCTTCGCAGATAGAATCGACTCACTTAAGTAGCGCGCAGGGAGAAGAGGGATGGACCCCGAACAGGGGAGAGCTATTTATCTGGAAGGATTCTGAAGATGAAAATCGAAGAATTGCGTGAAATTTTTAGTGAAAATGGCCTCTATGCTGTGCGCGTTGAGAATGGAGCGATTGTCAGCCATTGCCGCATTAGATGTTTGCAATCTCAACAAAGGAAGAGCGGTGCTGTGTTATTTTATTTTTGTAATGGACTTCTGACGGACGGTTTTATTTTGCGTGAGGACGAATTTGTCACATCATTACGGGTTTTGAAAGAGATTGGTTTTAAGGCTGGTTTTCTGCTTTTGCTGAAGAATAAACTCATCTACAATCTTGAGCAGGATTGAACTCCTGCTGTGTAACACCGTGCCACCGGAGAAAGCCGATGGCACATATACAACTGGTCAAACAAACCTCTTCCGGATTACTTCTCCCGGCGACGCCGGAGAGTTGCGATTTTCTGCATCAAATCAAAATAGGTGAGTGGATACACGCAGACTTTAAGCGTGTGTGTAACTACGCATTCCACAAGCGTTTTTTCAAACTCCTGCAACTGGGTTTCGATTACTGGACTCCGGTCGGTGGGGCGATCACGCCTCGCGAACGAAAACTGGTGTCCGGTTTCGTTGATTACCTGTGTGAATCAGTAGGCCGGGAACATACGCCAGCTCTGAGCGAAGCCGCAGAGCAATTGAGGTGTACTGGCAATAGCGGACACTACCATTTGTTCTTTTTTTAAGCAGCCATCTGATGATATTTTTCCCTGAAGGCTGCCGGGGAGATATTCCCCAGACGAGAGTGACGACGCTGACGATTGTAGAAAATCTCAATGTATTCCCGTATTACTGAGATGGCTTCATCCCGGTTATTAAAACGATAGTGGCTCAGGCTCTCATTTTTCAGCGTTCCCCAGAAGCTTTCCATCGGAGCGTTGTCGTAACAGTTACCTTTACGCGACATTGATGTTTTCAGACCAGACTGCTCCTGTATGACCCGGTAATCGTATGCGCAGTACTGTGAACCTCGATCAGAGTGGTGGATTAGCCCGGCAGGTGGGCGCTGGCTCCTGAGCGCCATAAACAGGGCTTTACCTGTCAGCTCTTTTGTCATGCGCTCTCCCATGGCGTAGCCGACAATTTCGCACGTATAAACATCTTTGATGCCAGCGAGGTACAACCATCCCTCCTGTGTGGCAACATACGTCAGGTCCGCCACCCAGACCTGATTTGGTGCTGTAGGAGCGAACGTCTGGTTCAGCAGATTTGGCGCAACTGGCAGATTGTGGTTCGAGTTCGTAGTCGCTCTGAACTTGCGTTTCTGCTTACAGCGTAGCCTTAGCTCCTTACGAAGACGTGCCAGTCGGTCACGACCAACGATGATGCCATTCTCTGCCAGCTCCGTCTGGAGCCGCCGGGTTCCATATGTTTCGCGAGTGCGGATATGTGCCACCTTAATCTCCAGTTTTAGCCGCTCATCACTTTGTTTTCTGTCTGAGGGTTCATGCTGTACCCAGTTGTAATAACCGCTCCTGGATACACCAAATACCTGACACATCGCTTCAATGGGAAATTGTTGTCGCCATTGTTCGATTAACGCGTATTTTTCAGCGACTCCTGTGCAAAATACGCTGTTGCTTTTTTTAATATATCTCGCTCAAGGCGAGCTTCATTTAACGCCTTACGCAGTTGCAGAATTTCAGATTCCAGTTCAGCCACCGTGCGGGAACCAGGAGTACCGAGCCCTTTTCTGGCGGCGGTAACCCATTGTCCTAAAGTGCCTTCAGGAAGAGATAATCGGGAAGCGCCTTCACTGATCGAAAGTTGATTTTCAGGAACCGTTCTGACAGCTTCGGCTTTGAACTCTTTAGAGTAACGTTGGGTTTTTCTGCTCATTATTAGCTCCTTCTGATGCCATTCTATTTCAGGAAGGAGTGTCCGTTAAACTCAGGCTACCTCAGTTCGGCCTTTGCATGGATCTTGCACTGGTAACAGGACAGCGCGAAGGAGATCTGGCGGCTATGAGATGGGAGGATATAAGAGATGGCAGGCTATACGTGGAACAACAAAAAACAGGGGCAAAAATTCGCATTTCTCTCCCCACCACGATTTCCAGATTGAATTTAACACTTGCCGATGTACTGGATAACTTGAAAAAAATAAACGGTAAAAACGAAAAGTTACTCGGAGGGAAGACAGCCAGGACAATCGCAGCACAGTTCAGGATTGCCCGAGACACATCCGGATTGAAATGGGAAGGTGACCCACCGCCATTTCATGAAATCCGAAGTTTATCCGGTCGCCTGCACTCAGCAGAAAAAGGCGGTGATTTCACTCAGGCGCTCCTTGGACATCGTTCATCCAGCATGACGGATAAATACCGTGACGGACGAGGGAGGGAATGGAAAGACATTTAA